CTCTTTTATTTACGCAAACAAAATTGAGCTTTTTTGTGCAATAAACTTGCTATTGCATAAAAGTTGCATTAAGCAAGGGCATGGCAAGACATAAAACACCTAACACGGTATTAAAAAACAGGGGATCAACTCACGTTCGCGAGGATGAGCCAGAAGCGGCAACGGGCGAAGTAACACCGACCTTTCCAATGACAGGCGAGGGCGAGAAAGCGTTCGGTCGATTATGCAAAGAGCTTGATTTGTTAGGTGTATTATCACCGACCTATGCTGACTTCATAACGATTGCGGCCGACGCGATTGGCGATATTCAAATCGCGATTGATGGATTGAAAAGCGGCGGCTACATCAGCGTTACCGAGCGCGGCGTTGCAAAAAACCCATTTGTCACAATCAAAAACTCAGCAACCACGACGGCTCATAAATATCTGTGCGCGCTGGGTCTTTCTCCTACGTCAATCGGCAAATTGACGGGCGTTAAAAAGGAAGAAGTGAACGAATTTGACGAGGATTGAGCGCGATGAGCAAGGAATCTAAGCCACTATTGCACGTTCTCGCCGCTGAAAAATACGTTTCGGACGTTCTCAGCGGCAAGATCCCCGCTTGCAAATGGGTTAGGCTAGCTTGTGAGAGGCACAAAAAAGACATTGCAAGCAGCATAACCAAGGCTTTTCCGTATCGTTTCGATCCAGAATTAGGCGAAAAGGTATGTCGATTCTTTGAAAAGTTGCCACACGTCAAAGGTAAATGGGCGCGCGTCGATCCGATTTCAAAGAAACGACAGACGCTAAAACTGGAGTCGTGGCAAGCGTTTATCTTTGTCAGCATTTTCGGATGGGTTAGGAAAGACAATGGCAAGCGGCGTTTTCGTAAAGCAAGAATCTATGTTCCAAGGAAAAACGGGAAAAGTTTCATAGCGTCGGCGGTGGGATGGTGGATGTTCGCCAAGGACAACGAACCAGGGGCGGAGGTTTACGCCGGTGCGACGAGCGAGGCACAGGCGTGGAAAGTTTTTGAACCGGCGCGGCAGATGGCAAAGATAAACGCGAACTTGCCAAAGGCCATGGGTGTGACCGTCAACGCACAAACGCTTGTCAAAGAAAAAGACGGCAGCATATTCAAGCCGATCATCGGTAAGCCTGGAGATGGAGACTCGCCGCATTGCGCGATCACTGACGAATATCACGAACATTCGACAAGCGACCAGTTAGACACAATGGAAACTGGTATGGGCGCGCGTGAACAACCCCTATCACTTGTCATCAGCACCGCAGGAAGCAACACATCTTCACCATGCCGCGAGGATTGGCAGAACTGCGAAAAGATACTTTCGGGAATTGCAGGATTTGAGGACGAAACCACGTTCGCGATCATCTACACGATAGACCAAGTCGACCGATGGGACTGCGAGGAATCCTTGCAAAAAGCAAATCCAAACTGGGGCGTTTCGATTGAGCCGATCGCGATGTTGTCAGAGATGAAAAACGCGCAACAAAGAGCGAGCAGGCAAAGCGCATTTAAGACAAAGCACTTGAACGAGTGGGTTAGCGTAAAAGAAGCATATTTCAACCTAACAGAATGGAACCAGTTAGCTCGGCCAGAGATAAAGCGCGAGGATTACAAAGATCATTCATGCTATCTATCTGGCGACTTAGCAAGCAAGCACGACCTTGTCGCTCTCATGCAGTTGTTTTGCTTGCCTGATAATCGCTATGCGCTTTTCGGCAAGTATTACATTCCAGAATCAACGCTAAATTTACCAGAGAATCAACACTATCGGAACTGGCATATCGCAGGATGGATCGAAACAGCAGGCGAGGAAGTTACAGACCTCGACCATTTCAAAGAGGACGTGCTGGCATACTGCAAAGAATACAACGTGGTTGAAATGCCTAGTGATCCTAACCGCGCATGGGGCGTTTATCCTGCACTGGAAAAGGAGGGAGTGCCAATCGTGGAATATCGAAACACGGTGCTGACAATGAGCGAACCGATGAAAGAACTCGACGCGCTTATACGTTCCGGGCGCATCATTCATTGCGGCGACCCTGTTTTAGCATGGGCAATCTCTAACACAACGGGAAGAATCGACAAAAAAGACAACGTTTTCCCTAACAAAGAGTCAAATACTAACAAAATTGACCCAGTTGTCGGCGCAATTATGGCAATCGGAAGGGCAATGACTCGTGATAAATCGCTAGATTCTTCGCCGTTTTTCAACTTTTAATTAGTTTTTCAGCTAAACATTATTGCAAGAAATGTGCAAATGCAACATATTTGCCTCGTTGTGTTTTCAGTGTTTGCAAAGGTTACGGGAAAAAACAAGCGTTCTGATCGTTTCATAGCCGATCAGAACGCTGAAACCGTCACGCGATTAGAACCAATCGGAAAGAACTTACCAGAACGCAGATCGACACACGAGCAAGTAGGCGATTTGCTAGGTGGGCGCATTGTTCAAATTATCGGAAATCCAGCATCGAGCGGTGCAAATGTGAATGAGAATAACTCTCTCACTGTTGCGGCTGTCACTGCTTGCGTTTCGCTGATTGCTGATATGGTGGCAAAGCTGCCAATCTACCTTTACAAGCCAACCGCAAACGGGCCGCAAGAAATCAAGAATCATCCTGCAATTAACCTAATCGGCAAAACCCCTGGCGACTTGCACACATCGTTTGAATTGCGGCAGTTGATGGAAACAGGAAAAGGAATGGGCGGCAACGGTTACGCGCGAGTTTATCGCGATTCAACTTTCCGACCAGTCGAATTGCAATGGATTAGACCTTGCGATATTGAGCCGAAACTTGTAAAGCGGAGCGACGGCAGAAAATTTGTCGCTTACGAAATCGCAGACGAATCTGGAATACTAAATCGCTCGGACGTTGTTCATGTTCGCCAATTATCGAAAGATGGAATAATGGGGCTTTCTCCCATTACGCTATTGCGCGAATCCATCGGCACGGCAATGAGCCAAACATCCGCGGCGGGTGCATTGATGAAAAACGGCGCACGCTTCCCAGGCTTTTTGGTAACTCAAAGCATTCTTCCACAGGAAAAAATCGACGATGCGCGGGAGCAATGGGAGGCAAAATACAGCGGGTCGCAGAATACTGGCAGAGTGCCAATCTTAAACGGAACTTTTGACTTCAAACAAACCAACGGTATGAGCATGTCAGATGCGCAATTCATCGAGTCGCGCCGTTTTGAACTGCAAGAAATCGCGCGGATTTATCGTGTCCCACCATTCATGATCGGCGATAGCACCGCTTCAAATTGGGGAACCGGCATCGAGCAGCAAACTCTTGGATTTTTAAACTTCTGCCTAGATCCGCATTTGCGCGGGTGGGAGGAATCGCTTGCATTTACGCTCCTAACAACTGCTGAAATGAAAGAGGGTTATTACTTTCAATTTGACCGCGACGAACTTGCAAACGTGGCACTGGAAGCAAGAGCGAATTTCTACAAAGCAATGCGCGAAATGAAAGTGTTCTCACCAAACGACGTGCGCGCTGAACTCGGTTACGAAAAGATTTCAGCGGAACAAGGCGGCGACGATTACGAGAACCCTACCATCGCACAAAACCCTAAACAATTAGAAGTCTAACAACATGGCAAACGAAGGATATTTTACAATTACGCTAAAAGCCACGAAATCTGGCGCAACAGTCAGTCAGTCGGTATCTAAGCGATTCAGCATGACAGGCGCGGCAATGCTGCAAGGAACGCAAAGCATCGGCACTACAGCGGAGCTTGTTGATTTTGCAGACATCTCCGGCGCGCCTCAAGCGGTCTTAATTCAAAACCTCGACGCGACCAATTACATAGAAGTCGGCGGCGATTCTGGATTGACCGTTTTCAAGCTCAAAATACCAGCGGGATTCGCGCAAATTGTAACGCTATCGAGCGCGACATTATATGCCAAGGCTAACACCGCGTCCGTCAACGTCATGGTGACAGCAATCGAAATTTAACAAAATGAAAGCGAATCCAATCAACACCCCTGAGCGAGAGCGCAGATTTATTTCAGCATCAGTCGAACTACGCGCGTCACAAGAAACAGACGCTAAAAAAGGCGCGACGATTTTCGGCTATGCTGCAAAATTTAACGCGGAATCTGAAAACCTTGGAAATTCTGAGTATCAGTTTCGTGAAGTTATCGCCACAGGTGCGTTTGATGACGTGCTGAACGATGATGTCCGCGCTTTATTTAATCACGAGTCAAGCATGATTCTCGCACGTTCTAAAGGCGGCGAAGGATCTTTGCGAATCGGCGTTGATGATGTCGGCTTATTTTATGAGTTTGAAACTCCAGACACGCAAGTCGGGCGCGACTTAGCGACTAGCATCAAACGCGGCGACGTTGACCAATCGTCATTTCAATTTCAAGTAAATGAAGAAGGTCAAACGTGGGAAGAAATAAAAGTCGGCGACGGCCCAACAATCCTAAAACGCACGATCACGAAAATTGCGCGATTGCTCGACGTTTCGCCGGTCACTTTTCCAGCATATCCAGACGCATCGGTAGCAATCCGATCTTTGCAAGAATTTCAAGAGGCTCGCAAACCAACTGAGCCGACAGAAGAAAACTCCCTTAGTCACTGGCAGCGACGAATGGGCTTAATTGAAAAGCCTGCCTCAAATCAATAAACAAAAGTATGAAGTTAAAACTGTTACAAGAAACTCGGGGCGGGCTTATCACACAAGCGCGTCAAATCCTCGACTTGGCAATCACTGAAAAACGTGCATTATCCTCGGACGAGCAAAACAAACTTGCAGGGATCGAAGGTGAGATCACCGGACTCGACGCAACTATTGACGCAGAAGTGCGTCAAATGGCGCGCGAAACCAATGCATCGCCAAAATTCACCGCACAAGAGCAACGCGATTTAAATCAGTTCTCTCTTGGTAAAATCGTTCGCCATCTTGACCGCGTTTTTCGTGGTCAACCTACGCAAATCGACGGCGTTGAGGCTGAAATGGTGCAAGAGGGTATCAACGAAGCGCGCAATTGCGGCATCAATGCAGGAGGACTCGCATTACCATCTATGCTGTTGCGCCCATCCGTAGAACGTCGCGCCAATCTCAGCGTAACCGGTGGTACAACGCAACAATACGGCGGCACTCTTGTTGCGACTGAAAAGCGCGGCATCCTCGGCGACTTCTACAATTCGAGCGTTCTTGAGCAATCGGGAGCAATCGTTTTGACTGGACTGGTCAACAACCTCGACCTTCCAAACTACACCAAAGGCAGCACTCCTACCAAGGAAACCGAAAACGGCGCAGCCAATGACGTCGCTGGAACATTTGCAAGCCTTAGCTTGTCACCTAACCGCCTTGCTGGTTACGCCGTCGTTTCCGATCAGTTGTTAAATCAATCTAATGAAAACATTGAATTGATCGTCGGCAACGAAATTCGCAAGCACATGAACCAAGTGAAAGAAGTCGCATTTTTCCACGGTGGCGGCACTAACGAGCCAGTCGGTATTGCTGGCACAAGCGGAATCGGAAGCGTAGTTGGTGGAACTAACGGCGCGGCTCCCGATTGGGCTGACATTGTTGACCTTGAAACTGCCGTGGCAATCGATGACGCTATCGAAGGTCAAGTGGGTTACTTCACCAACGCCAAAGTGCGCGGCAAACTCAAGAAAACGCTCGTTGCTTCATCTACGGATTCTGCGATGATTTGGGATCGTCGCACACCAGAAGCTCCACTGAACGGTTACATGGCCAAAGTAACCAACGCAATCAGCTCCACGTTGACCAAAGGAAACCAATCTCTTTCGAGTGCGATTTTCTTCGGCAATGCTGCTGACTTTTACGTGGGTTATTGGGGCGGCGTTTCTTTGGAAATGGTGCGCGATTCTACCGACGCAAAAGCCGGTCAACGTCACCTAGTAGCTAACACCTACTACGACGCAGGACTGCGCCGCGCTCAGTCGTTCTCAGCCATGCTTGACGCTCTTACTGCATAACCGACATGAGCTTGACCCCTTTCCTAAATCTTCACGTTGGTAAAACAGCGTGGCTATTTGGGAAAGGGCCAAGCCTTCAAAATTACGATTTCAAACAAGCGGGAAAACTTAGATTCGCCATAAACGATGTCATCTCACACATACCAGATTGCAAATACGGATTCGCCAATGATGGCGTTGCAAAATGGCGTGACGTTTATCATCAAGGGCAAATTCTTTTCCAGCCTATACGTGCAATTTCTGAATTCGATTCTCGCAATGGTGCGGTCGATTGTGAAGTTGTCACCTATGAAGATTTTCAAGACGATTCTCGACTTGCATTGCCACGTGAACAAATCGCAGAACTTCCCACAATTCGACGCGGGACGCTTGGGAGCGCGCTGCAAATCATGCATGTCATGGGAATCGTCAAAATCTACATGGTTGGATTCGACGGTGGCGGGGACCACGCTCAAGGATTTCAATGGAGAACACGACTCAGAAACGATCACGCAGCAGATTATAACGCCATCAGAAACGCAGCAATTGACGCAGCGGAACTAATGGGAATTCAATTACACTTTCATAATCAAGATAACATCATGGAACCAAACGGAAAAATATTTGTTAGATTTTTAAGCAATTCATTTGTAAAGGGCATTCCCTATGCACAGGGAGAAGTAGTTTCTTTCAATCCAAAAATCGCGCAAGATTTGACGGCTTGCCGCGCGGCTGAATACTTTAAACACAAACCAGCACAACCGGCACCGATTGAAAACGCAGCATTGCCAATGCAAGCGACAGAATCAGCAGTCATTTCAGCGACCAAGCCTAAGAAATCAAAAGCGTGAGACCACAATATTCCATATCCACAGCACCGACTAGCGAGCCTATCACATTGGCACAAGCTAGCGATCATCTGCGCGTGGATTCAACGGAAGATCAATCGTATATCAGCGAGTTGATTTCCGTTGCGAGGGAGTATTTTGACGCGGTTACTGGCAGATCGTCAGCTATTGCAACCTATGTTTTGACAGCGGAAACATGGGAGGATTTATTCAATCCATCCCGCCGTAAAACCAATGAAAGAAACACCTACGCTGAAGTCAACGAATACAACGGCTATGTGATTCCAATCTATCGCGCGCCGCTTTTGTCGGTCACATCGGTAAAGTATTACGCACCTGATGCAACATCGCTAACAACAATGAGCGCGAGCGCATACAGGGTTATTACAGGCGCAGAGCCTGGACGCATTCAGCTTGTTGATTCACCTCCTGCCACTCATGACAGAATCGACGCGATTCAAATCACGTTCACGGCTGGTGCAGACACGGCACCCGCAATGAGCAAACACGCGATCAAAATGCTGGTGGCTAACTTTTACGAGCAACGCACACCGATCTCGTTTGCGGTGGCTAGTGAAATTCCCTACACGCTGAAATCAATCATCGAAGCGCAAAAGATAGGAGGTAACTTCTAATGGCTAACATCGGAAAGATGGATCGTCGCGTTACGGTGCAACGTCGCATTTTGACCAGAGATGACGCTGGCGGCATGGTTGAGTCATGGCAGGACGTTTGCCATTCGTGGGCTGAAAAGATCGACGAGAGAGGCAAGCAGAGCGAAGTGACGGACGCCGACCGCGCAGATAATCAAACGATGTGGCGCATCAGATACAAAGCGGATTTCCAAGGACTTAACGCGGCATCGGGCTATCGCTTGCAATACAAAAACGAGGTTTTTGATATTCATCACGCCAAGGAAGAAGGTCGCAGCAATACCATGGTGCTGACAACACTAAGCACGGAGGCAATCGCATGAGTAATACAGCGATGAAAATCACAGGATTGAAAGAGATCCAACGGGCGCTGAATAAACTTCCGCTTGAATTGCAAAAAACAACGGAAACGGCAGCACTTCGATCCGGTGCAAAACCGATTCTGACAGCGGCAAAATCTAACGCGAAATCATCAGAGGACACAGGACTCTTGCTTGAATCGCTCGGCGTGAATGTTCGCAAAGGCAGAAGCGGAGCAACAAAAGGAATTTACACGGCAAGGATCGGAGCAAGAAAAGGATTTAGAAAAGTTATCGGGGTTAGGGCAAACGGTAAAAACGCAGGCAAACCGATCTACAAAGACCCAGTGAAATATGCTCACCTTGTAGAACTCGGCACGAGTCATTCAGCGGCACAGCCATTTATACGTCCTGCTGTCGATTCAGCAAGCTCACAAGTTTTATCGGAAATGGCAAAGGGTTACGACAAAGGACTCGCAAGAGCAGTAGCAAAACTAAGAAAAAAATGAGTTGGCAATCTGACATGGTAACGGCAATTTTAACCGATTCGGCAGTATGCGCGATCATCGGGGAGAATGTTTTTGCCGACGTTGCGCCAGGCAATACTCCCGCGCCGTTCATCGTTTACCAGCAAATCTCAGACAACAGCGCAACGACATTCGACGGGATCAGAAACGTATCATTTCCGCTCGTTCAGTTCTCATGTTGGGCAACTACGAAATCAGGAGTGATCGACCTAACGTCGAAACTCAAAACAGCAATCGAGGGCAGAACGCTGACAGGTGACTCCAATGTTTCACTAACTTTTTCCAATCAAATTTCCACACGCGACCAGCAAACAAAACTCTTTGGCGAGATGGTTGACTATCGCGTTTCATGTCTCACAAATTAACAGAATCAACAAACTAACAGAAAAAAAATATGGCAATTAAATCATTCGGAATCAGCGTTACAATCGGAGGGACGGCAATCGCCGAACTTACGGACGTAACGGTAGGAGGGGTAGACGTGAATTTCATCGACACCACGGCGCACGACAGTTCAGGCGGCTGGAGGACGTTTCTAGGAGGCTTGACAGACCCTGGAACAATCGACCTAACAGGAAACTACAAGCAAACAGACGCAGGGCAAGCGGCTCTTATTTCTGGTCGCGGAACTAGCGTTGCGGTAAACATCACTTTCAGTGACTCAACCAACGTAACTTGCAGCGCCATTGTTGGAGGCTACAACTTGTCGAACCCGCAAGACGACAAAGTTGAGTTTACTTGCTCACTTAAAATCACAGGCGCGATCACAATCACAACTTGATCATGAGTCACACAGTGAAAATCGGAGGGCGCGAAGTTGTCATTTCTTGGAATCAAGAAACGGCAAAACGCTACAATTTTCGCTTGTCTTGCATCGGCGGTCATCCAACAAAACGGGAATTGACAACTCCCGCTCTTGCGTCTGCTGCCGTTTGCAAATTGCTTTGGGCATTGTTGCCAGCATCGGAGATTGGCAGATACGCAACGCCAGAGGACTTGTTTGTTGACATCGACCAAGACACGGAAAGCGAAGCGATTTCTTTGGCGATTATCGGCGTGTTCGCTGACATGAATCCAACGAAGGAAAAAAAAACTACTTTGCAGAAATCGCCTTCGCAAGAATTGAGTTAGGACTGACGGAATCAGAGTGGAATCAATCACACCCTGAGCAATGCCAGCAATATCTCGAGACTTGGAAAAATAAAGAGCAGCGCGAGAACGCGAGAACGGCAGCAATGCAGCACATTACCGCAGTGGCAGGCGGGGTCAAAATCAAAGGGCGCGCGCCAAAATTCGAGGACTTTATGCAAATTGAGAAAACGAAAAAGGTTAATCCAGTGTTATCAGAGGCAAGATTAAAAACGGCATTTATGGCACTAGCAGCACAAGCTAAAAAAGAATAATTTATGGCAGGATCAAAATCAATCGGTAGCATTTTTGCAAGCCTATCAATTCGCGATGTAAACTTCCAAAAGGGGTTGAAAAAAGCGAGTGATGGGCTGGCGAAATTTGGCACAGCATCGCTCAAGATGGGCGGCGTTGCGGCGGCGGCGATTGGTGCAGGATTGATTGCAGGATCGAAACACGCAATCACGATGGGCGGCGAGCTTACGGATTTATCAGCGCAAACAGGCGTTGCAATTTCCGACTTAATGAAGATCCAGCAAGCCTACAAAGACAACGGCAAAGAGGCAAGCAGCGCAGGGAAAGACATCAACAAGATGCAGAAGGCGATTTACGCGGCATCGAAAGATGTTGGCGGCAAATCAGATCCATTTGCAGAGCTCGGATTGAGCGCGGAGAAGCTCATGGAGATGAATCCTACTGAGCAATTCTTCGCCATCGCCAACGCTATCAAATCTATTGAGAATCCAGCGGAACAAACCGCAAAGGCGATGAAGGTTTTCGGGAAGAGCGGCGGCGAGCTGCTAGGAGTTTTCAAAGGATCATCGCTTGACGACATCAACAGAACGCTTGGCGGTATGCCGGCATTGATGGAAAGAGTCGCTGGCAAATTCGATCAGGTTGATGACATCATCGGGCGACTGCCTAACAAGTCGAATCAGTTTTTTACAGGATTTACAGCGGGGATTATTGATCAAGTAATTCCAGCAATGGAAAAGATTGACGGTTACGATTTTACGACAATCGGGCAAACGATAGGCGAGGAACTAGGTTCAGCAATCAACGCCATTTCTAATATCGTTTCAAGCGGTCACATGTGGGACTTGTTTTTATTGCAAGGCGAATTAGCAATGGCGAAGTTGCTAGAATTGCCAGTTTTGCGAGAAATCAGCGAGCTTGTCACTTTTGCATCTAACGGATTCAGTGATGGCGCAGCGGTGGCTGATTATGTCGGTGGCGGCAGGTCGGCAGAAGTGCAAAACAAGATTGACAAGATGCAAGAGGATATTGCACGTCAAGCACAAGAAAGATCAGACTCGCTTAAAAAACAAAGAGACTACGAAAAAGCGCGAAATGAGATTTACGAAAATGCACCAGACTATGTAGGCGATAGCTCGCCAATGGCGGCAGCAAGCGCAGCAATTCCACAAGCGCAAGGTGCGAACATCGACGAGTATCAAAAACGCGGCTTGTCACTCAGCAAAACACCAGGCGCATTGCAGGACAAACTCTTAAAAGTGCAAGAGCAAATCCGCGACATTTTGAACAGTGCAAAAATCCAAGGAAAGGAGCTAGTTTGGCAGTAATTTATGGCGGCAGAAACAATCATAGCATATAAAAAACCAGAGTTTCCGAAAGTTGAGAACACGGAAAATGGAACAGTCACGCGCATTGAGTATATCGGTGCATCGGCCACGATTGCGCCAGCATTGCCAACCGTCGGCGGCACTTGGGGGGATTACGTCGGGCAAGTCAAATCGGTATCTACTGAGCCGACAGAAAACGCAACGGTTATTGAGGCATTTGTGACGGTTGAGCTATCACGCGACAATACCGACGTTGAGCCTGGTGAACTTGTTTCTATCAGCTATGAGATTCGCTGGGTTACAGTTGAGCGGTCAATGCTAGAGCATCCACAATTCGCCATTGGTGGCGGTGGGGCAAATGCGCTAACGACAACCGACATCGTTGAGATCGAATTATGGCGCGCTCCTGAGAATACGACAGACCTACGCGCGGCATATCAATACAAGGAAGCCGGTTACGATTTGAACTTGACCACGAACGGCAAGTATTTTGCGCGCGGCATCGAGCTAGGACAAGAGACATACGAGGACAAAGCACCGACAGCGGTCAAGATCAGCGAGTATGTCAACGGGCCACCACCGGAAACAACGGCAGGATTGAAAGAAGATCCAGTCGGATTTCCGAACTTGCCAGCAGGATTTGAATGGAGAAAAGAAACGGCAGACAGCACACGCGCAGGGGGCGCGCTGAAATGGAATCTGACGGAAGAATGGGTAGGGGCGGCGAAGGTTTTAACTGACCGCTTAAACGTGTATTGGGACGCACCAACATAATGAGACCACCTGAATATCCAATGAAGGGGAAACCCGTTGAGCAGACGATAGTTGAGATCATCGACTATCTGAAAGCTATCACGATCAAAGACGTGCAAGGCGGTATGCTAAAGGAGTCACGCAATGGCACGACGATCAGTATTCCGACAAGCATCAGACCAAAGATTCTCCCGCCAGAAATCAACCCGTTTTATCCTACGCTCACTGGCAACGAGACCGACGGGCTAAAATTGACAATGGCAAACGGCAATGTGATTTGCCGCAAAAAGCTAACATCGGACGCAATAGAAAACTTCGCGCCAACGTCACTGCCCAACTTGACGACCGTATCAGTCGGCAACAAAATCACTTGCAAAATCACCGAGAACGGCAGCGGGATCGTAACGGCGGCGGTAATAGAGATTGCGGCGAGCGCATGGCCTGCCAGCACCGCGACAACGCTTAAAGGCGGCGACAATGCCAGCGGAACAGGCGGCGTGAAACACGTTCGATTGTGCGAGATTGTGAAGGTCACAGACACGCCAGAGGTTAAGATTTGGGCAACGGGTCACATAGACCATTTTTCTCCTGAGCTTATCGAAAATACATCGTCATCGAACGCGCTTCTCAAGCAGTTTGATGCTGCGACAGGGGTATGGTTGCTGCGAACTTTGACGGCGGGAACTGGAATCACTCTTACTCAAAATGCGAACGACGTTGCAATATCCACAACTGGCGGGACTGGAATTTACGGAACTTTCACATGGACGGGTGGTGTTGGAGATTCCTCTATGATGCTAAGATTTGAAGCTGGAAAATTGGTTGAGGCATCAGGCGGCAACAGTAGCTCGGGAGACGGAACGTCCAGCACGCCTTGGATTAAAACTTTAGAAATATCATAAACAAAAATCATGGCACTTAATCTAACACCTTACCAATGGAACTGGGCAACATGCACAGCAGGGGACACCTATCCCGCCGCGC